AACCTAGCAACGGTTGGTACAGTAAGGTAAATTCGGAAACGGGTGAAGTTGGAGAAAAGAAATACCGTGAAAAAGATACCGACACTTCTGAGTTTTGGGAATCTATTCTGAATGATAAAACTTTCCATGAATATGTGACCAACAAATATGGCATTGCTCATGGTGCCATCATGCAGGAAGAAAAATGATTGAAGGTGTAGATTATTGCTTTATCTATCCTAAAGAAGACAAAGATATAGCACACATCAAACTCCTGACCGGAACTTATAAAGATACCCTGTTTAAGTATGGCAAGGTATCTTTTAAGGAAGAAATGGACACGGTGCGTTTACTTTTTGCATATTATGTGTTAGAATCACCTGTGATGAAGCCCAAAAAGCTGGAGAATGATTCAGACTTTAAACAATTTGCAGGCGATTTGTTGGTAGAATTAATGACTGCCAATATTGATGAGGATATTATAGATGAAACTGGAACAGACGATACTGAAAACCCTAATTTACTCGGAGAGCTATCTCCGAAAAGTCCTTCCTTTTTTAAAGAGTGAATACTTTATAGACAGAACAGAGAGGATGATTTTTGATGAAATTACACAGTTCACATCTACCTACAATTTACCGGCACCGATTGAAGCACTTGGTTTGGCCATCAAAGAAAGGCGTGATATTACAGATGAGGAATTGGAAAAGTCCGAAACTTATCTCAAAGAAATTGTTGAGTCTAGCAAAGAAACATCTCAAGAGCAATGGCTTATCGACAAGACAGAAAAGTTCTGCCAAGAGAAAGCAATATACAACGCAGTCTTGGGGTCAATATCAATTCTTGACGGAAAAGACAAAACCCATGATAAAGGTCAGATTCCGAAGATACTATCAGACGCCTTGGCGATAAGTTTTGACACATCCGTTGGACATGATTATTTGGAGAACAGTGATGAACGATATGAATTCTACCACAGAAAAGAAGAAAGAATCCCATTTGATTTGGAATTTTTTAATAAGATCACTAAAGGTGGTCTTCCAGCTAAAACTCTTAATATTGCTCTTGCTGGTACAGGTGTCGGCAAGTCTCTTTTCATGTGTCATGTTGCTGCCGGTGCTATGTCTCAAGGTCGCAATGTTCTGTATATCACTATGGAGATGGCTGAAGAAAAGATTGCCGAGCGTATTGATGCAAACCTCCTTAATGTTTCATTGGATGATCTAACAAGCCTATCCAAGGATATGTACGACAAGAAGGTTGCAAAAGTCAAATCAAAGACTACAGGTAAATTGATTATCAAAGAGTATCCAACAGCATCAGCCTCAGCAACTCACTTCAGAGCATTATTGAATGAACTAAATCTTAAGAAATCTTTTGTTCCTGATATTATCTTCATTGACTATCTCAATATCTGTTGTAGTAGCCGCATCAAGGCTGGAGGTAACATAAATTCATATACGTATGTTAAATCTATTGCTGAAGAATTGCGAGGTCTTGCCGTTGAGTATGACTTACCTATTGTATCAGCAACACAGACAACTCGGAGTGGTTTCTCTTCTTCTGATCCTGGTCTAGAAGATACAAGTGAATCTTTTGGTTTGCCTGCAACCGCAGACTTGATGTTTGCATTAATTACCAGTGAAGAATTGGAAGAACTTGGTCAGATTATGGTAAAGCAGTTGAAGAATCGTTACAACGATCCCTCTTATTACAAACGATTTACTATTGGTGTTGACCGTTCCAAGATGAAACTATATGATGTAGAACAATCTGGCCAAGATGATCTAGTTGATGCTAGACAGGATAAGCCTATCAATACATTTGGTAACAGAGAAGCACCAAAGAAAAAAGGATTTGACGGCTTCAAGGTGTGATAAATATTTCCATTTGAGGCGAGAATATGGCTGATAATACAACCCTAGCTGAATCTGCACAGGCACTTTTTTGTGCTTTTGCGGATTATGCTGTTTCCAACCATACTAAATTGGATGATATTTTCGATACTAAAGAGTTTACAAATTATAATATGTTTAGATTAGCTTGGAATGGAAAATTTAAAGGCAATGGTGTAGAATCAATTTTCAAAAAACATATTGAAACACCATCAGTAACACTAGACATGATGGAAAAATTTTTGAATGAAAATCCAGATTGGTATATTTCTTCTATATTAATTGCAAAAAAGTTAATTGAAGATATTGATTCAATTGTAAGAAACTTTAATGGCATCAAAAGACCAAAATCTTCGGAAGTTTGGTTTGTACGTGGCGATAAACCAATTATGAAAAATATTGAAGAATTGTTTAAATTTGCAAATGAAACCAGCAAAGAGATGAACAAGGTTGCAGGTTCCAAAAAGGGTGTTATTTTTGGCGATATTAACAAATGGTCTCCTGCGGATATTTACTTTGCTTCGGATAAAGCTAGAAAAACTATTGAAGAATCTGTTAACAATAATAAAGGAAGCAATCGTAGAGGCTTCAGTTTCATTGAATTGAATATTATGGTGAGCGATTTGATCGAAACTGGTCAGCTTTTACCTTTGTCTCTGAAAAAACAAACAAAAAATGTTATATTGCAAAAAGTTAATTTTAATAGAACAGATGAATTAGAAACTATCAAAAAATACCATTATGGTGGACATAGTGATTGGAAAGTATATAGAATAGCTTCTCCACAAACTCGTGATTTGAAAGTTTACTTCACAGATATCAAAGCGGACCACATTAAAATTCGTCACGATGCTTCTTCTGCGGCGTTCAAAGCAGAATATCAAGGCGCAAACGCTGAAGCAAGGGGTGGGTCTATAGGGTCTTCTAATATTTTTGGTGACCTAATTGATTTAGTCGATTCCTCTTTTGCAAAGAAATTCAAAAGTGCCTATGAGAAAGCCAATAAAGATTATAGAGAAAAAATAAAAAATCTTGGTGCTAAACCAACAAGCGCAAAAGATAAAAAAATTTCTGATGAATTTCGTGCACAATATAGTGCAACATTAGTCACTAACGTGATTTTTCCACCTTTAATCCGATGGTTAGATTCGGACAAAGAAAGGTCTGACAAATTCATTCGTTTAATATATCAATATATAACTTCAAGAACAGAAGAATCAAGTAAATTTGTTATTGCAAAATAAAATTAGGATTTTATTATGAACCCATTAGTGACAGTCATTACACCAACAACTGGCGCATCATACCTACGCCAGGCAATCGAAAGTGTTAAGAATCAGACATACGACAACATTCAACATCTAGTTGTTGTTGATGGAAACCATCCTAGGGCGATTCCCATTCTTCAGGACTATCCACATGTCGACCTAATCAAATTACCTTACTCCACAGGTAAGGATCGCTTTAATGGACACCGAATTTACGGTGCTTCAATCTATCTTGCTAGAGGTGAATATGTTTGCTTCTTAGATGAGGATAACTGGTTTGATCCAGAACACATCGAATCTCTAATGAAGGTCATCAACAACAAATTTGCATGGGCTTTCTCATTGCGTAAGATTGTTGACTCGGATGGCAATTATGTTTGCAATGATGACTGTGAAAGTCTAGGTAAATGGCCTTCAGTATTGAATGAGCAAGACTTTTTTGTGGATGTTGGTTGTTTCTTTCTACCTAAAAGTATTGCACTACAAACAAGTCCAATTTGGTATCGTAAAGCAAGAGAACCTGGCGTTCCTGAAGTCGATAGATACTTAACTGCTGTGCTAAGACAAAACGACTTGACATATCAGACTAATGGCCTATATACTCTTAACTATAGAGCCGGCAACACAGAAATATCTGTACAAGCAGATTTCTTTGTTAAAGGTAATGATGTGATGAAACAAAAATATAATGAAAGTTTACCATGGAAAAAGACTTAATAATTGGCGCATTTAAGAACTACAATTTTGAAACAATCAAACCTTGGATTGAATCAATCAATGAATGTGGCTTCAAAGGTGATAAAGTAATCATCTCTATCGGATCATCAAGAGAAACAAATGGTAAATTAGCTGATGCTGGTTTCATTGTGATTGATGCACCAAGTAAAGCTCGTATGGGTTTTCATATGGAGAGATTTCTTCACATCTACAACTTCCTAAAAGTGAATGGAAGTAACTATCGTTATGTAATAACCACAGATGTGCGTGATGTGATCTTTCAAAAGAATCCAATTGAATGGATTGAACAGAACATCGGCGATAAAAAGATGATTGCCGTATCTGAGTCCATTAAAATCAAAGATGAACACTGGAACAGACAAAACATCATCAATGCTTTTGGTAGTTTCTTTTATGATGATATACAGAACCAAGATGTTTTTAATGTAGGCACTTTAGCTGGCACTTCTGAATACATCAGAGATTTGTGTGGTATGTTGTATCAACTATCTGCTAACCGACCAGATTGGGTTGCAGACCAGGCTGCATATAACATTTTATTGAATTGGCAACCTTACAAAAATGAAACGCGATTCGTTGGCTTGAGTTCTGGTTGGTCTTGTAATCTACATATCACAAATAAACCAGATGAAAAAGCTCATTTTGCACCTTTTATAATTGAACCTATTCCTGTGTTTGAAGATGGTTTAATGAAAGACGGAACAACAAAAGAAACATTTTATATTGTTCATCAGTATGACAGAGATCCAATTTTATCTAAATTTTACAAAGACAAATACAAAGTAGAAGATGTACTTACATTTAGAACAGATATATGAAACTAATTAATGATTTTGATTGGACTTTTCTGAGAGGTAAATTTCTGTCTGCTAAACCCTTCAACCATGTTGTGATTGATAACTTCTTCAAATATGACGTTGCAATGAGTATTGTAGAAAACCTTCCTGGTTATGATAGTGAAGTTGATGCAACATATGATAACGCAATCGAGAAGAAGAGAACAGTACAAAACTGGACTAAGTTTCCTAAAAGTGTTTACAGTGCAATGACAGAGTTGGTCAGTCAAGAGTTTACTGACCATCTTAGATTTATGACAGGTGAA